TCGGGCGGCGGCCGCGGGGCGGATCGAGGATCAGGCGCTCCTGTCGGACCTGGCCAAGACGGACTCGGACTGCGACGTAAGGGCGGCGGCCGCGGGGCGGATCGAGGATCAGGCGCTCCTGTCGGACCTGGCCAAGACGGACTCGGACTGGAGGGTTCGGGCGGCGGCCGCGGGGCGGATCGAGGATCAGGCGCTCCTGTCGGACCTGGCCAAGACGGACTCGGACTGCGACGTAAGGGCGGCGGCCGCGGGGCGCCTGAAGAAGCTTTTCCGGGGCGCGGCGTGAGTTCATCCTACACGCCCGGACCATGGAGGGTAGGGGATACAAACCGGCCTTTCTGGGAAAGCCCCTATGAAGTCTATATAGACAAGGAGAACGGTGGGGCGCGTCGTATTCTTTCCGCCAATTTTGCCATTGGGGAGCTGATTGGGCAAAAAATCTGCCTAGCCAATGTTTCCCTAGCGGCGGCCGCCCCCGATCTCTATGAAGCGCTCAAGGCCATCCGGGGCGCCAAGGATCCGGACGCACTCCTGGAAGCCCTGCGCCGTGGGGATGCCGCGATCAAGAAGGCCGAGGGGAAGGCATGAGCCATAAGCCCGGAGCCGTTGATTTCGGCCCCTTATTCGACCAGGCCCCCCGCGGCGAGGTGAATGACCGGCTCCTCTGGGCCGCCCGCCTGGGGGCCGCGTACCTAGGGAAGGCCGTGGCCGAGGGGCTCATGGGCGATTGCGCTATTCCACCTTCAAAGGCGCTCGAGCGGATCGAATCCATCATAGAGGAGGCTCGAGGGTGAAGACGCATACCCCGGGTGAGTGGCGAATCGTTCGATCGGGAATCGGGGAGGTTCAGATCGTTTCCGGGCTCGAATACGTGGCCTATTTCGGTATTGCCACGGATCGGAACAACGTCGACGCGGACGCGGCGCGGATCGTCGCCTGCGTCAACGCCTGCGCGGGGATCCCCTCCGAGGATCTCGGGCGGGTCCGGGATCTCCCTAGGAAGCCGGCATGACGGAGTTCGCCCGAAAGCTCAAGACCGCCACCATTTATGTGAGCGGCCGGCCCCTAGAGGGGATAGAAGCGGTTTACGCCTACTTCGACGCCAAGGAGCGCTGGGACCGCCAGTACATCCGTAAGGCGATAGAGCTTGAGCGTCCATACCGGAATTCCACGATGAGCCTTTTCCCGCCTCAGGTGGAGAGGGTGAAGCGAGAAGATCCGCTCGGGATGGGCGGAATGCTACTCCGGGGCCACTGCACCCACGGCCTCGGCGTGTTGAGGAGGTAAGGGGAATGGAGTTGATCCTCGATCGGCCGGACCCGGCCAATATCGTAGCCCACAACATTTGGGTTGGGAACATGCTCGAAATGCTCGTCCGGGACCGGGAAGAGAAGCGGATCAACGCATCCGCCGCTGCGCGGTCCCTTGGCTACGATGCCCGGTACTTCCACGGATCGCCCTGGAGGATCCCGGGGTTCGGGCTCAAGGGGATGATGCATTCGCTCGCCGCCTGGCGGGCCTGGAATGAGCGGCCCGAGGCCGCGCGGCGGGCCGAGTGGGACGCCATGCCGCTCGATCAGCGCCGGTTGGCGCGCGGGTTCGCGGAATGAGCCGCGCCGCGAAGGCCCGCGAGGCAATCGATGGAATTGGGGGGGGGGCGGATCAAAACAGTATCTGCTCTGTATGTGGCCGGACGTTTACTTCGATCATAAGGAAGCCCATACGTTTCGGGCCCGCACTTTTCAAGGATGTTCCAATGGGCGAATACGTTTGCTCATCCTGCGATAAGAAGCTGGAAAGAAGGAGGCCTGCTTGAAAGAAGAAAAGCCTATGAGTAATTCATGGATTTTGGGCGTTCTTATCGCGACGGCCGTTCTTTCCGGGGCGATAGGATCGCTAACGGAGCGGTTCAGGGCGCCTGAGTTCAAGCCAACGGGATGGATAGACCCCCAAGAGCGGCTTCCCGCGGATAGGGAGCGGGTGACGGCTCTCTACGCGGTCGACGGAGCGACCATTTCGGAGACGGTTACGTACTGCATCACCGATGTATCCGGGGCGGCGCCAGAAGCCGCCTGGGTACGCTATAGCAGGGATGGAACGGCCCAGCCCGACCTTGGGGAACCCCTCAAATGGGAGCCGTTCCCGATATTGCCAGACCTATACCTCAAGGCGCGATCAAAAGCGCAGCGTGTCGGACGCTGATGGCCGATGATCGCCTTCACGGTAGAGGTCGCGCAACGGTTCAGGCTCACGTTCAGCGATCCAGAGGCAAGTGAAGAGGCCGCCCGGGTCATTGCGGAGCAGAATATTACGCGAATTATCCCGATGGGTGGCAATGGCCGGACGCTGGGAGAGTGGAAGGCCATGCCGCTCGATTTTCTGGTTTCCGTGGTTCCCATGGTTCTTGAGGCTCCCGAGGTAGTGAGCGCGCCTAGGCGCAAGGAAGAAGGCGCCAGGCCGGAGCAGGCGCGCCAGGCGCCTAAGAGGGAAAAGAGAGGACAGGGAGAGCTGGAGATTTTTTAGAAAGGAGAATGCATGAAGAAGAGCTACGATTTTGCGTTCGACATCGACGACAAGGTGGTCTGCCCGGTGACGGGAGAGACCGGAGTCGTGACGATGTGCGCCGTGGATGACGGAAGGAAGCCCCAGTACTTCGTCAAGAGCAAGGATGGGGAAAAATGGTGGCCCGAGCGGCACCTCGACGCGGTGGCTATGGAGGGCGAGCCGGCGGCGGACCAGGCCTAGCGTCACGCCGGGGAAACCCGGCATCGGAGGCGCGACCTCCCGCCGTTCTCGCATACGACGGCGGGCAGGCGCTAGGAAGGGGTACGCGGCGCGTACCTCGGCCAGGGTTCGAATCCCTGGGCCTCCAAGTGGTGTCCACAACCAAAGTTGCCGAAAGGCGTGAAGCGTGGCGGCGAGGAGCCTGGCCGATAACCCGGGCGGTGGTCCGTTGTCGGTGACATACCTCATGGAACCGAACGCAAGCCGAAGCGCGACAGGTGCAGGGGTGGTCGAACCTGCTAAAAAACCAGCGCCCTTGACACTGGCGACTAAAAACTTACCACGCGTTGCCGCGGCGAGACGGGGCTGGCCGCCGGGAAAGACCGGCTTTTTTTGGAGGACGTCCTGGGAGGTGATTGGGAGGATTTTCATAGAGACGACTATCCGGCCTTAAAGGTTCAGATGGCCGCGGATGTGAAAACACTCCGACCTGATTGCGGATCCTTGGAAATGCTTCGCGACGATCTGAAGGAGCAACTAAAGGCTAGGTCAATCCAAGGGATTCGCTCATATGCGGCGATTCTCAAGGATTTGGCTGATGGATGCAGGAAGGCATGAAGGGGAGGGGAATCATGAGGAAATGGTACTTCATCCGGGGCGCGGTGTATCGCCTTGGAACGCGCTTTAAAGAGGCAGGGGAGAGCCTTCGCCTCATCGGATTCATCAGGCTCGGGTTATGGCTTAGGGGACGCGCCTAAAGGCTTTCCCTGTCGAATGGCTGGAGGATCGGGGAGAGTATGAAGAACAACATCGGCCACTTTACCCACGAAGTGAATGCCCTTGATCATCGCAAATTCCTCATCCTGCGCGCTTTCTATGGCGGTGAAAAAGGATGGGCTATGGAGGCCCGTTTCTGGGGCTTAAACTGCCTGATTGGTGATGCTGAGGGATGCCGGCTTGATACGGCCAAGAAAGGCGAAAAAGCCCGGATTGGTAGGGCTCTTGAGCTCTCTCTGAAGGAGGTAGACGAGTTCCTAACCGTCCTCGAGGTAGAGGCCGAGCTCCTTCATAATGAGGGCGGAATCATATGGACCGACCAAACCCAAGAGGACCTTGGGCGGGCCATGTCGGTTAGGATTGAGTCCAAAAATAGAAGAAATGGAAGAAACGGACGGCAACCGGATGTAAAAGAAGAAAAGACGGCCGTTGAAACGGAAACGACGGCCGACAAAACCCACGGAGCGGAGCGGAGAGGAGAGGAGAGGAGTAATACAAGAGCGAGCGAGCATACTACATCGGCAGAGCCGTCGCCTGTGGAAAACTCTCAAGAATCCGGGGCGATAGAATCGCCCGCCCGCCCGCCGCTCTTAAGAGACCAGATCCAGGAAAAGATAAATGCGGCCCCATGGCCTATAACCTTTTCAGCTTCAGAAGCTGCTTTTTTAGCCGTCCGGCTGGTTGCTTTCTGCGCCGATGCCGGATTTGTTGACTACGCCATAGACCGCGTTTCTAGGCAAAATCCAAGCAATCCACCAGGCCTCTTGATCGCGGGCCTTACGAGATATGACGAGTGGATCCACGAATACATCAAGGGCAAGGAGCGTGAAAAAGATCGAGACGCGCGAGCCCCTCCCGTGATTCCACCACCCCCACCCTGTTCTTGTGGTGGTGAAAGCGGTGTCCGCTTTTCTCTCAGGATCGATGAGGGCAAGTGCAAGGATTGTGGGGCTTGGTTTGAGTGGAATTATGAGCATGGCTCATGGGTTGAAGATCGTGCGTTGTGCGGTGATCGAATAGCTGATCGTGTTGACGTTGGAGGCTGACCTAGGCAATGACCTACAATGAGCGCCTTTTTAAACTTCAAGATCAATACGGGATTGCTCGAGATCCAGCCGTTTTAGATGGCATGTATCAAGTGCTTTATCGGATCGCCCGTGGCATGTCAGCGCCATACGTGGGACAGGGGCGCGGTGAGTTGGATTCTGCTGATGATATTGCCCATGATGCTGCGGCGGAAATCATAAAGCGATTTCTTGAGAATCCAAAATACCAAGTGTACCGATGCTTTAAAGCTGTTGTCCGTCATGCGTTGCGCGATAGATGCAGGCCAAAGCGCATTATTGATCAATGCGTAGACAGGATAGACGACATAGGGAAGGACCATGCATGCGCTTAAAGTTTTGCGCTAGCCCTGGATGTCAGGTGATGATACCTCAAGGTCAAACACGTTGCCCGAAACATGCAGGCGTAGGCGGTGCATTTGATGGGGCTATTAGAACTAATGGGCATCTGTACAATACGCGCCGATGGAGGAATCTACGGGCTGACGTTATAAGACAGCATCCGTACTGTGTTCGATGTCAAAGAACGACCGGCCTAACCGTCGATCATATTCAGCCCCCTAGAGGTGATGAAGTTCTATTCTGGGATCCGGACAACCTTGAAGTTATTTGCCATGAGGATCAGGCAAGAAAGACAGCCGCGGAAGTGAGGGCAAGGAAGAATGAATACAAGACGAATTAAGAAGGCTCGAAAAGAAATTAGTAAACAGGAAATTGCGATGCTTGAAGAGGCGCGAAAGAAAAGGCGCGTTCCTCTCCTTGTCCAAATGGCCTCCGTGAACGGATGGCATGGACCATATATGCGATGGGCTGCGCGTTGGGAAATCAGAGCAATTAGGAACATTTCGTCAGCACGGAAGAGGGCGGCGCATAATGTCGCGCACACCCATAGGGGTCTTTAAAAAAATGCATTTTTCTCTTTACTGTAAAGCACAACCGCTCTCATCCGCACATTTTGGCAAAATCCAAGGTTTTCATTTTGGGGTCTTAGGGCATGCCAGGCGGTAAGGTAGGGAGGCCAAGAAAATCAACAAAACAAAAAGTAATTGAAGGTACGTTTCGCCATGATCGCGATGGTGGAAGGGCGGATATTGACTTTCCAATTATTGAAAATACATCGGCTATAAAGGCGCCCGCGTCAATAAAAAATAAAGAAGTCCGCAATCATTTTGAAATGCTTGTAAAAAATCTTTTAAAAGTACAAAGCCTAACCTGGCAAGACATGGCTTCCCTTGAGCAAGCCCACCTCCAGCTTGAGAAATGCTACATCCTACAAAAGATGATCACCTCGATGGAGACTAACGGAATAGGAGATCAGATTTCTGATTATACAGGATTATTAGCGGCTCAAAAAAGAGCGCTCGAGGCATATACCTCAATCGTTTATCGGTTTGGAGTGTCGCCTCTTGAGCGTTCGCGTATAACAAAAAAGGCAGTTATAGAAAATGGAAAATCAAAATTAGCTGAAATACTACTGGCTGCAAAATGAAATTAAAAGATGAAATAGAATTATATTGTCGGGATGTAAAAGAAAATAATCTCCATCATTGTGAGAAAGAAAAACAAGCGGTATTAAGATTTGAGGCCGACTTAAAAAGAAAGAATTTCAATTTTGTGATGGAATGGGAAAAGGCTGCTGCGCTTATTGCCTTTGCTGAAAGTCTTAAGCAGGCAAAGGATGAGGGATATGGGAAACACCTACTTCTAAGCCCGTGGCAAAAGTTTATTTATGTTAATTTATGGGGATGGAGATATAAAAAGGATAGGCTTAAAAGAAGATTTACAAAAGCCTATATTCAAATTGCGCGGAAAAATGGAAAGACAACCTTTCTTTGTCCGATTATGGGGATAGATATTCTCACTACTCCCGGTGCAGAAATATATATTGCGGCTAATCAGAAATCACAATCGAACATTGCCTTTGATTTATTCAAATCGATGATTAGTCAATCAGATGAATTGTATGGATTGTTAAACATTACACGCGATGCAATAACAATGGGTGAAAATAGGATAAGGCCGTTATCAAAAAATATTGATATTGATGGATTTAACGCTTCAATAATTATCATCGATGAATATCATCAAGCACGTAATACGGAAATGATAGAAGGGCTCCAGCGTGGACAGGCATCAAGGAAAAACCCACTCCTATTAATTATTACGACCGCAGGAACAAATCTTAATGGACCTTGTTATCAGGAATACAAACATGCAGCAAAGATATTGGCAGGTATAGAAAAAGCAGAAAACTATTTCCCTATTATATTTGAACAAGATAAAGGCGATGATTGGACTGATATAAAAATCTTTAGAAAATCAAATCCAAATATTGGTGTGTCTGTTCAATTGGATTACCTGGAAAAAAGCCTCCTAGAGGCCAAGCAAATGCCGAGTCAGGTCTCGGGGTTCAGGACAAAGAACCTAGATGAATGGGTCCAAAATACCATTGATACATGGATTCCAGATAAAGCATGGACAGCCCAAATAAAAAAGAAAATTGACCTAATGGGCCGGGAATGTTTTGGAGGAATTGACTTATCAAAGATAAACGACCTTACCGCTTTTACTCTCTATTTTCTGATTGAAGGATTCTATTATGCAAAGCATAGATTTTATATTCCTGAAGAAAGAATAGCTGAAAAAGCCAAGACGGATAACCTCATGATTCCCACTTGGGTACGAGATGGATGGATCACCGCTACGCCAGGTGGAACGATTGATTACTCATTTCTTGAACGCGATGTCCTCGAGGACTCGAAGAATTATAAAATAAACCTGATAGGATACGATCGATATTATTCAAGCCAAATTGAGAAGACGCTTTCAACAATGCCCGTTCTAGAGTTCGATCAAAGTCTGAAACATTTTGCCGCCCCCACAAAGGCCTGGGAGAAGGATGTTCTTGATGGAAAAATTATTGACGACAATCCGGTAATGCGGTGGTGCCTATCATGCGCCACCGTGAGGCCCGATGTCAATGACAACTACAAGCCCATGAAGCGTAAGGGATCCGGATCTGATGAACGAATTGACGGCGTGATTACGTCGATTATTGCGCATTCACTGGCCTCGCGCATCACTATATCTAGTGAGGGTATCTCGACCGATAAGCTTTTCGGACTCTTGGGGGTGTGATTTGGGTCTGTTCGATTGGGGGAAAAAGGGAAAAAAACGCGCCTACGGCGCGGAATATACTTGGATCCCCTTCGCGGATGGAGTATCCGGCGCATTCCAGGGCGTAAATGCAACCGCGTTTATATGCGAAAAGTTGATTGCCGACGCAATCAGCGAGATTCCGTTAAACCTCTACGTGAAGAAAAAGGACGGTTCCAGGGCGAAGGCGGGATACCATCCGCTCTATTCGATCGCGAAATATGCCCCGAACAGTGACGAGCCCCCCGTCCTTTTCTATTCCTCCATGGTCCGCGACTACTTCCGGGGGAACGTCTATATCAATAAGGTAATGCGGGGCAAAGATGTTTCAAGCCTTTTCCTCCTCGATAGAAACCTGATGAACGTGAAGCGGATTCTAGGCCGGAAGGTATATACCTACCAGGGCGCAGAAATTCCTTCCGATCAGGTCCTGCATATCCCGTCCAAATGGTCCTACGATGGGATTAAGGGCGGATCGATCTTCGATGTATTGATATCCGTTCTTAAGGCGGGCAGCTCTCTCGATGAGTATACGCATAAAAGCTTTGGCGGCGTGGTCGGGAAGCGGCTCGTTCTTGAGCTCCAGAAGCTCGATAAGACTTTAACCGATACGGAAATTCAGGCCAAGCAAGATATTTTCGCCGCCAAATACGGCGGCGCCAAAAACGCCGATAAGGCGCTCATGCAGTTCCCTGATACCAAGTACTCAGTACTCGATACGGGAACGATAGACGACCGTATCCGATGGCTGAAAGAGAACGCGGCTTATCAGGATGAGCGCATCGCCAAGGTGTTTGGCGTACCCATCCCATTGATCAATGGGACATACCAAAACAACCTTGAAGCCATTTTTACGGTCTTCATCGAAACAGGCCTACGCCCCATCTGCACCCATTTCGAACAGTCTTTCAATATGCTCCTTTCTCCCGCCGATCGCCTCTATCATTATTTCGAATACGATTACAATTCGCTCATGAAGGCCGATCTCGCCGCGCGGATCGACGCCTATACCAAGCAGATAACCAACGCCATCGCCTCACCTAACGAAGTAAGAGAAAAGGAAAATCTTCCAGGGATTGGCCCCGCGGGAGATACGTACTTTATCCCCGCAAATCTCATGCCGCTCACCATGGAAAACATCACGGCCTATATGGCCAAAAACAAGGAGGCCCAGGCCGGCCTGGGGAATCAGCCATGAAGAAAGAGCTCCATCGATTCACTATCAGGACCGCCCCCGAGCTGCGCGAGAGCGAGGGGAAGCGGTATATCAGGGGGCTCATCCCTTACGACTCCCCGAGCGAGTGGATGGGATACACCGAATTCCTCGCGCCCACGGCATTCAATAAAACGATTGCCGACGGCGCCGACGTGAAGGCCCTCCGGAACCACGATTCGAATATGATCCTCGGCCGGACGAAGAACGGGACCCTCAGGCTCGAAAATTCCGAGGGGGGACTCATACCCGAAATAGAAATCAACGAAGGCGTGTCCTACGCCATGGACCTCTGGGCGGCCGTTCAGCGCAAAGATGTCGACACTATGTCTTTCGGGTTCATTCCGATCCAGCAGGAAATAAAAAAGACCGATGACGGCGAAGAGGTACGCATCACGGAAGCGCGCCTCATCGAAGTCAGTTTCGGAGTCCCGTTCCCGGCGTATCCGGAGACGGGATCCGAGGCCGTACAGCGTTCTTTGGAGGAGGTGCTCGCCGCTCAAGAGATTGACGAGGCCGGCGCCATCCTCTTAACGGAAACCAAGGCGAAGATCGACGAGGCCCTAGCCCGTAGGAATCCGCCGTCACCTGAGCCGCCCGCAAGCACTCAGGCCGACACGGGGGACATGGACATGAAGACCGCCGTCACCCTAGCCCTGATCGATTAACAGGAGGAACTATGGATCCCGAACTGGAACTATTGAAGAAGGAGCAGGAAATCCGATCCCTTCCCGAGCAGTTCAAAAACGATAAAGAGGGCTTCGATAAAGCCCTCGCCGAGAAGTCGGCCGAGCTGCGCGCCTTGAAGCAGCAGATCGACCAGGCCCGTATGCCCAGTCAGCCGCGCTCGGCTGAGGCCCAAGAGAAGCCGTGGGCGGATCTGGCCAAGGCCATCATCGAAAAGCGCTCCGTCACCATGAACGGCGGACAGGGTTCGAGGCTGGTTCAGGACATCTTTGCCCTGCCCGGCCTGGCCTCCAAACTCTACAGTAAGGTGAACCAGGTCGATGGGCCCTTCGGCGAGGTGGTCGTACCCTGCTTCAACCCCTCGCCCGCGCGGCCCGCGGCCGTCGCCGAGGGCGGGAGCGTTTCGGCGGATTCGACCGGCGTCTACGCCGGGAAGACCCTCACCCTCAAGCCCTGGATTTCCACCCTACCGGTGAGCGTAGGCCTCTGGGAAGGGCTTTCTGTGGACGGATTCAAGGACAAGCTGGTCGGGATTTTCTCCGACGCCTTCCTGTCCTCCATCGATAACGCGGCCATCAACGGAACCGGATCCGCCCCCGATTCGCTCGGCGTCTTCGTCGCCGCGGCCGGCGGCGTTCCCACCTCCCAGGACATCACCGGGGCGGCCGCCACTTCCTTCACCCTCGTGGATCTCCTCACCCTCGTGGCGGCCATCCGGAACCGGTACAACCCCGAGGACTGCTCGGTGGTCCTGAACGGGTCCTTCATCTCCGCAATGCTCGCGGAGTCCTCGAGCTCCTTCGAGGGGATCAAGAACGAGATCCTCCTCAAGGGATCCATCCGAGGCGTGGAGATCATCGAATCCGGCAACGCCCCCACGACCCTTACCGCGGGCTCCTATGTCGCGGTGGCGGGCAACTTCAAGCGCGGATATACCTGGGGGCGTGGCCTAGGTCTCCGGATCTCCCCGATCGAATCCGCGACCGACGATCTGGTCAACGTCAAGGCGACCATGTACATGGGCGGACTGCCCCACCTCGGGACCGCCTTCTACCGCCTGAAGACCAAGGCCGGAACCTAGTAATGGCCGGAGAGTCGAAGCCCGATAAGGGCGCGTCGGCCTCCGCCGCGGCCCAGGCCAGGGAGCCTGCGGCCGCGGAAGAGGAAATCGAAGTGAAGATGCTCAACCTGGCAACGGGCGAATGGGGCATCTATCAAGCGTTCGGCGTCTACAAGATGCCGGCCGCCCGGGCGCTGTCCTTCATCAAGGCCGGCGACGCCGAGCGGATATAATCGGCCCCCCGGCCGGGGCAACCTGGCCGGGGATTTTCTAAGGGGAACCAGGTGATCGTATCGCTTTCGGCGTTCAAGGCATGGATCAATGACTTCAATACCTCCGACGCCGATCTCCAGGTATGCCTTGACGTGGCCGAGCGGGCCGTCATCGATCATCTGGGATATGATCCTGCTACGGGTACCAGGACGGAATACCTCTCCGGGCTCGGGCTTCCCTTCATCACCATCCGCGCGAAAAACATCACCGCCATTACCTCTATCACCGTAGACGGGACGGTGATCAATGCTTCCCTGGTACGAATCGAGGACAATTTCATTTTCTATAAAGACGGCACCACGATATTCCCCGCAGGGCGTGGGAATATCGTGGCCGTCTACGTAGCGGGATGGTCGACGATCCCGACCCTGATCCAACACACCACCATGAGGATCGGGAACATCGTCCGTATGGACAAGATCGCCAACGGCCAGGCCACCATCAGCACGCCGGACGGCGGATCCCGGTCCTATGCCCAGTACCTCAAGTTCGATCAGCAGCTAGCCGTCCTCGGATCCTACCGCGTGGGGCCGCTCGCATGAGTACCGTCATCGTCAAGACCGAAATAGCCGAGGCGGTAAAGTTCATCAATGGCCTCGGAGGATCAGCGAAGATTTTCACCGGAAAGGCCCTCCGAGCCGTAGGCGGTAAAGGCGTTTCGGCCGTAAAGAAAGAATATAAAAAGACCCTGAAGAAGCGGAGCGGGCTCCTCTACAAGGAGGTCAAGTCAAGCCTCGCGCGGGACAAGATGGCCGTTTCAGTCTACTCCAGGGCGCAGCGCGAGAAGGTGCGGTATGGCTTCGTTCTCGCGGCCGGATCCGCGGCGCGGAAGATCGAGGCGCGGGACTGGTTCCAGCCTCCGCTTGAGCGGTTCATGCAATCGAGTGAATTCCTGGCCACGGTTCAGAAGGTACTCGACAAGGAAGTCGGGAGGCTCGTGAAAAAATGAGCGAGTTGGCGGTCATCAATAAGGTTAAATCAATCACCATCGCCAAGCTTAACCCCTACCTCCTGGCCGCGACCCCGGCGCTTCCTACCGTCGATTCGCGGAATGTCCGGATCGAGGCTATGGATCCATCCGTTCAGGCCTCCCTGGTGGTGTGGATCAAGGCGGACTACTCGCGCTTCGAGGAAGGCTCCATTTCTGAGGATGATGCCACTACCATCGTAAAGGTTTACCTGGTGGTCCGGGGCGCCGCAGCCGCTGCGCTCTTCGAAAATCTCTATAAGACAGCGGCCTTTTTCCGCCAAATGATATGCGCGAACGCAACCCTAGAGGGCGAAGCGCTCGACGCAACGGTCACCGATTTCAATTATTTCGACAGCATTGAAGGCTCGCCCGAATCGCGGGCCGTAGAAATAACGATCCAGGTTTCCCATGAGGAGCCGAGGGGGTAACGATGTCAGGGAATATGGGGGCGGGAAGTCGCCTACAGCTCGCGAAGGAGAGTTCCTACGGGACGCTCCCGACCATGACCGATCAGCTCAATTTTTTGAGCGAATCGCTCAAGCTCGACGTGGACCGGAAGGTGGAGGATAACCTCCTCACCGCGGTGGTCGCGCAGCAAGGGGAGATCGTAGGCCTGAAGGTCTCCGGGGATTTCGCGGTGGGGCTAAAGCCCGAAAACGCGGGACTCCTCTTCAAGATGGGGATGGGCGCCGAGGGCACGCCTACGCTCAAGGGAGGGACGACCGGAGTCTATAAGCATCCCTTCACCCTGGTTCCATCCACCGGAAGCTTGCCCTCATTCAGCGCCACGGTTGACCGCAAGCAGGCCGTGAAGGCCTATACCGGCCTCAAGGTCGATACCCTGAAGCTGGAGGCGCAGAGCCAGGACACGCTCCGCGCTACCGTGGGCGTGAAGGGAAAGACCGAGGCGAGCGGGACGACTGCGAGCCTCTCCGCTCCGACCCTCAAGTCCTTCAAGTTCGCCGGCGGTTCGCTCACGATCGATACCGTGAGCTTTGCGTCCGTGACCGGATTCAACCTCGAGATCGCGAACAAGCTTTCCGAGGAGAAGCCAAACATCGGATCCGGGCTTTATAGCCCCGAGCCGCTCCACGATACCCGCGAGGTCAAGGTCACCATCGAGGCGGATTACGACGCGCAGAGCGAGGCGGTCCACGAGACCAATTTCAAGGCCGGGACCCTCATCGCCCTGGTGGCGAAATTCTACTCCACGAGCCTGATCGAAGCCGGGCAGCCCTATGAGATCGACATCACCATCCCGAACCTCGAGATCGTGGAAGCCTCCCCGAACGTGGGCGGCCGCGGGAAGATCACCATGAGCATCAGCGGGAACGCGGTCGCGGTCGGATCCACGGAGCCCATCACCGTTGACTTTTATTCGGCCCAGGCTACGGCCTATTAGGAGAGCTATGGCGCAGTTCAAGAAAGACTTCTTGGCCACGAGGACGTTCTCAATTGGGAAAATAATTCCCGATGGCGAGATCACGATCAGGGAGCCGTCGAGGCTTCAGGTCTACGAGATCAAGCGAGCCGGCGGGGATGATGAAAAGACGGTTGATGCTGTGATGAAAATCGCGCCGGAGATCGTCATTGATCACAACGTCGAGGACGAGGACGGGAAGATGAGTATCCCGACGCTCCTTAAGGCTCTTTTCAACTCGATGAATTTCACGACGTTGTTCGCCGAAGAGGTGACCGCTTTTTTTCCCTCAAAGAAGAAGAAAAGCGAGGAATAAGGTACGCATGCGATCACCATTTCAAAGGGTTTTCTTGGCCGGACGATGAAGACGACCAGGCCGCGGTAATGGCCTGGTCGTTCTATATCACCGACCTGTTCATGGTCTGCGCGAATCTAAAGCATGGCTGTTTCAATTTCCTGCCGTGCTCTGGATCGCTCCTTGATCAACCGGAGCACACCATGCAGGTGCTTCAGTTCATTCAGACCAGGTACCTAGAGCACCTGGATAGCTTGATGCCCAAGAGGTAGGACGATGGCGGCTTCGGCCTATTTTATGATCAGCGCCAAAGACGAAACCAAGGCAGGAATCAAGTCCGCGCTGAATGGTTTGAACGGCCTCAAGTCCGGGGCGTCAAGCGCTGTCTCCGGCCTCACCGCCGTGGCCGGAAAGATCGGGGGGGCATTCGCCGCGATCGGGATAGCCGGGATGGGCATATCCTCGATCAAGGATTCGGTCACCGCCTTCCAGGAGTCCGAAGGCGCGGCTATTAAGCTTGCGCAAGCCGTGAGGAATTCTCCGCTCATCGATGGAACGGGCTTCGCCAACATCACCAAATACACGGCCCAGCTTCAGAGTCAAATCGGCGTTGATGAGGATCTCATGAACGCCCAGGCCTCCCTGGTGGTTGGGATGGGCCTCACCGAGGATCAGACCCTGGCAACCCTTGCCGCGGCGACGGATTTAGCCGCGGCCGGCGTAATGCCGCTCGAAGAGGCGGTGAAGGCGCTAGGGAAGACCTATTCAGGAAACCTTGGAACGCTCGGGAAGCAAATCCCCGCCCTGAAGAATCTCACGGAGGCTGAGCTCAAGAACGGCGAGGCAGTTAAGGCCGTGGCCGCGAATTATAAGGGCATGGCCGAGCAGATGTCAAAGACGGGGGCGGGGATCTATCAGACCTTTCAGGCTTCCATGGGAGAGCTTCAGGAGGCGATCGGAAAGCCTTTCTCCGAGATCGGAATAAAGCTCATCGAGGCGATCAGGCCGGGGATTGAAAAGGTTACGACCTTCATTTCTGATAATTCCTACAAGGTGGTCAATTTCTTCGCGAATCTCCCGGAGATCGCGCTCACCGCTCTGTCCATGCTTCCTAAGATTTTTGAGACGGTACTTTCATTCGATTTCATCAAGGCTTTTTTCGAAGGCCTTTTCAAATATTATACTGAGTTTCTTCCCGCACTCGGGAAAGGAATCTTCGAATGGTTCGTCAGCGGATTCAAGGGCATTGGATCATTCATAATTGGAATATCCGCGGGGTTATGGGTTCCCATTAAAAATAAGTTTGGCGAAGTAATTGGCGGTATCCGTATTTTCTTCGCGGAAATAATCAATTTCTTTATTGAGAGAATAAACGATTTCTTGAAAGGTTTGAATAAAATTGGGGATCTTCCTTTAGTAAAAAAGGCGCTGGGTGCCGTAGGATTATCCGTTGATTTTAAGACGATAGATTTGATTGATGCGAAAAAATTAGGTGAGACAATAGCAGCCGAACAGAAGAAGGCGGCCGGAGGGCGAACACTCGATCAGCAAATCGAGGACGAGCGTAAGAAGTTCTATGGGTTTGGCGTTGATGGACTCACGGAGGCGTTGCATGCCTTTGATGGAGTGATTGCGGCGGGGATCGATACAGTTTCCCCCGCGCTTGCGGTCCTTGGCGATGAATTGAAGCCGCTCCGAGACAAGATACTTGGGCTTATCAACACGGTTAAGGAGAATACTGGGGCTGTCAAAGCTGAGACGATCGCGGCTGGTGGGGCCACTTCTGGGGGAGCCCCTGGATTCGATTGGTCCTCGCTCCTCGAAAAGCTTGGAATCAATAGCACCGAAAGTGCAAAGGGTTTAATAGATGCGTTCAAGGAAGGGTGGGGGCAGCTCTTTTCTGGGGGCGGTCTTGGAGAATTAGGCCCGGCAATAACTGGATTGATCACCCCGGCAATCGGAGCAATAACGCCGATCATATCCGCCCTTGGCTCCCTCGCTGGCCCGATTGCCATTTTGGCCGTAATTGTAACTGGCTTGATGAGTATTCTCGGCCCGGCCATCACGGGGATTATCCAGCCGCTTTTCAATGCCCTTATGTTCATCGGCCAAATGCTCGGAGGAGTTCTTCTTCCGATCTTCGATGCTCTCGCTCCTGTGATCAGTATTGTTTCTCAATTGTTAATATCAATGGCTGAGCCCATCGCCGAATTACTTATCCCACTCGTTCAACTAGTAGCATCCCTCATCCAAATAGTAGTTCTTCCAATCATCAAGATGGTGGCGATAGCGTTTGAGGTCCTTTATTCGCCGATCAAATGGGTGGGGGATTTATTCCTCTGGTTTGGTGCGGTGATCAAAGCCATTGGGAATAATATCAATGAATATATCGTCCATCTTTTTGATCCAAATAATAGACAGCTTCAAGCAATCCCCGCGTTTTCTTCTACGGCATTCACGGGATTGGCTGAAAGGATAGCTGCGATCTGGCAGATGGGGAGTACTTCAAGCTTTAGTAATTCTCTTTATGGGAATGACTGGGCGGATTTCCAATCCTGGATGACAAACGGGATGAACACGATCCCCTTTGAATTCTCCACTCCTGGGGGTGGTACTGCCGCCTCCTACCAGGCTCGCGATATCACGATCAATTTTTATAACGAGGCGCCGGCCGTTGGGGACGAAGGGCTTCGCCGCCTGGCTCTCATTTTGCGCGAACAATTGGCTGAGGCCGAGGCAATGGGGGCATAATGGCTCTGACGATAACGGCAACGATTGGCGGAACATCCTTCGACCTCTCGGGATACGTTATAAAGGATTCAGTATCGCGCAGGCTCTCGAGGCATAATGAAGCCCTCGAGCCCACAACCGATACCTGTTCTTTTTTGGTACGGAATTATCCCGCTTTCCTTGCCGCGCTCTATGCGAAGGAATCGGATGTTTCCGTTTCGATCCTCGACGGCTCAACACCATACTTTTATGGATTCCTTACGGATAATTATTCCTTCAACGTGCTCCAGACGGGGGCGGGGCCGATCAAGCTTCAAGTTGAGGATCCCGGGATAAAGAAATTAAAGAAGGCCATCACTTCAAATAATTCGGTATACACTGACCTCACGGGTAAAGATGTATGCAAGCCAACGGATATGACTAATTCCGCCGTTCATATTCTTGCCGCGCTGGCAGGGGTGACGGTTGATTCATCAATCACCGCCATTGATCGACCGCTTGAAAACGCGGTTTTCTGTGACGATGAAAAACCGGAATACTGGACGATCCTGAAAGACATCCTTTTCGAGTACGGATATATATTTTATTTCCAGCGCGATGGGAAGTTGAACCTTTACGATCTTGTTAGGGCTACTATTTCCACCTCGAACGTCCTAACGAGTTCGGGCTCGGGAAAGAATATCATCGAACGTCCGGAGATCAAGCGCAAGCGCCGAGAATATAAACAGGTTGAAGTAAAATGGCAGAGCATCAAGACCATTCCGACCGGGGTTATTTTCTCCGATACCACAGGCGGCACGGCTGTTTTTAAATGTAATATCCCTGTTGCCGCAGGAGCCTACTATCCCGAAAGTGCGGATGATGATTCAGAGGAATATTCCGAGTACAAACTCGAAGACGGATCGGAGATTATTAGCGTCCAATCTGTAGCGACTGATTTCATTTATGATTCTGGTATCACCTCGGAATTCACCGACCTAAAAAGAAAATGTAAGTTGAAACTTCACAACCCAACAGGGGCGCCAAAAAATATCAGGCGTCTTGATCTCGTTGGGACGAATATCAAGATTTATGGAGCAATAAATAAAACGCGATCCGGGGTGAACTCCGATGATCGGCTCTTGAAGATCGAGGCAAAATATCTTTCAAATCTCGTAGATGCGAAGACCCTCGCGAATCTTGTTGAACAACACTACCGCTTTGCGAATTATCAATATGGTATTAGGAGCCCCTCATCCTATTACCCCGGGGATCTGGTTCAAATAGATGAGAGCGTCTATACGGGGATCGATACCTACGGAGTCATTATTGAGCGAGAGGACAGCCTTAAAAGTAGCCTCTGTGATTACACCATTCTCGGAATCAGCTCTTTCGATATTACGGTCCCTGTGGCGACCGCCACCACCAATCTAGGCGAGAGCGTTAATAACCCGCTCGCCTCGGCTGGGGAAATATTCACGGGGCTTGGGAATCGCCCGACATATGCGGAAATATTAGACGGGTTTGAGGACGAGGGAAGCGGGGCGACTAATATCCCGGCCGACCTCCCGGCCCCCGTGCTCTCCGGATCGATCGAAAACACGACCGCGACGCTTCATTGGGATCGCCCGGCTCAATTTACGGGAAACGATATCCGCTATCGCATATACCGATCCGATGAGCTCCTTGGGACATACGACCTTATAGCTACGGTTTATAGTACCAATGTCTATACTGATGCCGGTCTTGCCCTCGGCGGGACTGAAGAAACGCCCACATCAAAAAATTATTTTTATAAAGTTGCTTTAGCCAACGCGATCGGGCAGGGGCCAGATTCAAATACGGTTACGCTTGAAGCATACGCCATAGAGGAAAATCAGCTTGCCGCTTCATCCATAAGCGTGGGGAAGCTAAAGGCCGATATCCTAAGCGCCCTGATGGCCCAAATAGGGAACCTGGTAATTTCTGATACATATGGATTTGTGGCGGGTCCTAGCGCTGATTCTGGTCTTGATGAAGGTGATAGGCGGGTATTTCAAAACCAGGATTCCTTGAAGATGCAGGAATACCGATCGAGTGCCTGGAGGAATCTCCTTTCGATGGTTATTTCCGGAGAGCCAGGGAATCGTCAAAGCTCTGTTATATTCGGCCCTAATGAAACCTCGCGCTTGGATTTCTCTGAATTAACAGGATTGACCAAGCTCATAAAAATGGCCGCGCTTATCAAGTTCCGTGGTTCTTGGATCATGGGCACGTTCGGGGCTTATTCGGCAGTAGAATCTTCTGCTTGTGACCATCCGACTTCAATTTTACTGCCTGACGGAAAATTACTTTGTATTTATATTGACTCTAATAGATATCTTTGTCAAAAGGTCCGCGAAACTAATGGAACGTGGGGAACGGCTTCTACTATTGAAAGCGTATCTTCAAATTATCCTTCATTAACAGTATTACCAGATGGGCGAGTAGTTTGCGTTTATGTAGATTATGATACTAAATATTTACGTCAAAAAATCCGGGCTACTGATGGAACGTGGGGCTCTTATTCAGTTATTGAAAGTGTAATCTCAAAATACCCTTCAATAGTAACGCTTCCTGATGGAAAAGTATTATTAGTTTACGGTCATTATACTGATTCATCATTCCGGCAAAAGATTCGCGCCACAGATGGAACATGGGGCGCATATTCCCAAATTGAAGCTTCATCAAATCAAAAATCATCCTTGTTAGTTTTGGCTGATGGTTCAGTGGTATGCGTTGATTCAGGCGGTGCCAATATATATCTCCGCCAAAGAATCCGTGCCGTAGATGGGACATGGGGATCAGCTTCAACTATTGAAAGCGCCGTCTCATATAATCCTTCGTTGGTATCATTATTAGATGGAAGAATATTATGTATATATAGGGACGCAGGGACTACCTACCTTCGCCAAAAAATACGTGCCGTCGATGGGGCATGGGGCGCTTATTCGGCAGTTGAAAACGTGGATTCAAGCTACCCCTCTGTCTCAATCCTCTCCGACGGTAAAATTATTTGTATATATAAAAATACTTCAAATGGGTATTTACGCCAGAAAATAGACACCTCGGGCGTTGGGGTTATCCCGATAAAAGATGACTATATCGACGTTGGCGGATGGGAGATCGGGCAGAATGCATATGGCATTTATATCAAGACCCCGTTTGGAATAACAATACAGTTTGGCGCATATCAACACACGCTAGCATTAGGGGGAACGGTAGACCCTTATTGGTATTCAGGTACAGGAGGGAATAATTTCCCGATAGCATTCGGCGACTACACCAAGGTTGTAATGCTTGGGAATGCAGGGATATCAAGCGTTAGTCAATATGTCGGCTTAGCAACTTGTTTCGCGGTAAGTGCAACAGCCTGGCAGTTCCGAGAACAATATCTTTATAACTATTCGGGCGCAACTGGTAATGTTTTTTGGTTTGCTATCGGTCCATCAGCTTAGGGGAGGGAATATGAAATTAGTTCTTGATACCTGGCAATCAATCACCGCGTTTTGGATCGGTGCAATTGCATTCATTTCTGTCCTTGGGATCATCATCATCACTGCCATGAAGACCAAGATGGTGAACCAAATCAAGGTCAAGGGCGCGAAGGGCGAAGAAGCTGAAATCGGGGGCGAGCCCGAACCAGCCACCCCCGAAACTCTCACCCCCGAGGAGGTAACGAAACTTATTTCCGAGTCCGGGGCGCATGAGTGCCGGAGGGACAAGGATTTTGAGCAATTTTCCCTTGTTCTTGAAGCGGTTGGCGATACATTCGCCGGGGTAGCAGAAAGGATTCTTAACCCGGCGGCACCCCCGGAGGTTGTATCAACCCCTATGGCAGTGCTTGGAGTGAGGATGAAGGACTATAAGCGGCACCTCGACGCCCAGGGCTACGTGGGGCGGGTGGCGTGAAAACGGCGTTGATTCCCTCGGGGCACCCCAACCGACGCGGTTGGAAGCTTGAGACCTTGGCCGGGTATGTCATCCATTCAACCGCTAATCTTCAACCTGGGGCAGGGGATGAATTCCACGGGAAATGGTTCTCTCGATCCTGGATTCCCGGGACCGATGGCCCCCTTGAGGCTGACGGCCTCACCCCTTTCAAGTGTGGGGCAACTCATGCCGCGGCCGATGCGGATAGCGTGACGCTTTATATTCCCCTTGATGAGTACGCCCCTGGGGCAGGAGATCGCCCTCAGCCATGGACGAACCAGGGGAAGGGACAGAATCCCCTGGCTAGGATCGCCTTTGCAAACCGGCAGAATTGGAGGACCATCCAAATAGAGATATGTGAGGCCGGGGGATGGAACCAAGCATCGGAGAAGATGGCCCGGGATTGGGTGATCGAGGACATGCTTTGCCGCGGGATCCGAGTGGATCTCCTGGGGTCGCTCCTCCCAACGGATGTGGTTGCTCCTCCCGCTCCGGGGAAGGTCCTCCTAGTCCGGCATTTCGACCTTACTGGGAAGGCATGCCCTTCCTATTTTGTCCAGAATAAGCGGGCATGGGAGGATTTTATTCGATATGTGGCGGCCGCGGTCAACGGCGGAAGGGCATAGGCTACGAATGTGGAAACCCGTAAAAAATGGCTTTGGGCTGCGGTGGGTGGCCTCTGTGCTCTTCTTCTGGCTTTCCTTGGGGGTTTTCTCCTTGGATCGCGCGGAGGAGCCTCCAGCATCGCTGACGCTCGACGAGATATGCTCCAGGCTCGAGCTGATCAACGCACAGCTGAGGACCGAGCTCTTGGCCTTGAAAGAGGCCTATATGAGCTCGGCGGACGAAGCCGTCTCATTGAAGACCTTGCTCGAAGAAACGAAGATGGAGCTCGACGGGCTGAGGCTCGAGCTGAAGAAGCGTACCGACGAAGCGGAGAGGCTGTTGAGCGAATCGGCCGGCTTGCGGACGTCCTTGGACAAGGCGCAAGGGGATTCGGTAGAGCTGAGGCTCTCCTTGACGAAAGCGACGAGCTCCTTAGAGCAGGCAGAAAAATCCTTGAAGGCGATAGAGAAGGAAATCCAGCGCCTTAAGCTATGGGGGTGGGTAGCATCCATCGCCGCGGCGGCCGGCTGGATCCTCTACATTCTCCTTATTCTGGGGGTTGATCTAGGGAGAGGGCTCCTTTTTACCGGTTTATCAGGATGGGGAACCCAACCGATACAGGGGTAAAAGGCGCGGAATGACGCAAAATGGCGCGGAATATACCTTAATAAGGGCAAAAAGTGAGCCCTAGGGGCTATAACCAGAAAAACCTGCCGAAAGGCAGGTTTTTTCATTAGCATGCGCCTAGGGGAATCGAAACGAAGGCCCGGCCTGGAGATCGCGATAGCGATCGTAAGGACTCGGCGCACGAAGCGCCGAGAGGGCCGTAGGCGGCCTGGAGGGTGCGAACACGGATGTGAGCGCCCG